CGCCTCGTAAGACTACATTGCAAACCAATCCTAGGATTGATCTGTGGTGGAACGCGAACGAGGAGGCACGTGGGAGGGTGGGAGCCACCGGCAGCAAGCTGTCCGGGGCACCCACCCAGGTACCTCCGCGTAGATGCAAAACATCTACGTTCCAAATGGGAACCCCCCCCTTCCCGAAAGCCCAAGTCAAGATTATGAATCTAACTTGGGAGTCCATCCTCGCCGTGTCCGCCGCATGGAGACCTCTTCCTACTAAGTTTGGTAAGAAGTATGACAACAAACGTTTGATTGAGCTTCAGAAGCTCGCTCATTGGTTTGTGGTCTCATGCGGGGGACAGGGACTCGGCGCCACGCTCGCGTGGCTCAAGAAGGCATCGTCGGGTGCACGGTTGCACGCCCTTACGGGCGAAGCAATCGGTGCGCCCACTCGCTTCTTGATTAGGAAGATCTTGCTGGGAGATTCTCGTAGAGATTCTCTCGACCAGCTTGCCTTCCTAGGCCGGTCCCTTCCAGTGGGTGATGACCTCGTAGCTTCCCGTGCACTTCTTGCGCATCGGGACGTTATGACGTCAAAACCTACTGTGAACGGCACCCTTCTGCAGTCCGCGCGTGAGTTCGGTCGATTCTGGGCACGTAAGTGCCTCAGAAAGACCGACCTTCAGGAGATGATATCTCCAACTCCCTCTGCGTCGTTTAGTTCAACACGACGCAACGGAGGTACACGCGAGGAGTCTCGAAAAGAACATCGTCGTTGGATCGCCACTCTCCCCGTGGAGATGTGGAATCGACCCAACGCTTTGATCTTCCAAGACTACGCCGACCATCTCGCACCCTCAGAGGTGGAGTCGGACCGGATGCATAAGGGATCCGTCGACGTCGCTCGTGCCGCAGCGTGGCGGACGGCGACCTATCCTTTGCGGAACAGGGTCACCTGCGTACCGGAGCGAGGGTGGAAACAACGTATTGTTTCCGCACCCGAAGCTCATTCAACGGTCGCAGGGACTTGTCTCAACAAGGCACTCCTTAGGGCAGTGTCTCGCTGGGGACCCTGTGCGGCCTTCTTAAAGGGAGACCGCCGTGGAGCGGTGGAGGCGATGATTGGGGCTACGTCCCCACACGATATCATCGTTTCCACCGATCTCACAGCCGCGACGGATCGGCTACCGCATGATTTAATCTTTGCGATTGTCAGCGGTATCGTCGAAGGATGGGATGGACTACCAGACCTATGGTCCGAAGCACTTTTTGCCCTTACGGGTCCTCAAGTGCTTACCTACCCGTGGGGGCAAACAATCACCTCCTCTTGCGGAGTATTGATGGGACTCGGCCCTTCGTGGCCGATCATGTCAATAATTCACGCATGGTGGATGGAGACTGCTTGCTTCTCGGTAGGCGAACACCCATCTCGTTGGATGAGGTCGGCCGCCATTGGTGGCGACGACCTCATAGCGAGATGGCCACAGAAGCTGATTGATGAATACCGGAGGATCGTTGCCACAACAAATGGCAAGGTCTCCGCTGGTAAAGACTTCACATCACCTTCTGGGGGGAACTTCACAGAAATGTCATTCTATGTCGTTCCCGGTGTTTCGGGATTGGTCTGGTCTCGGGCTATCCCCGTCAAGGGACTCGTGGGAAGCAGCATCGACGAGATCGGTGCCTCCTTTGAGTCCCTTGGCTCAGACTCCGGTCGAACGTGCAGAGGTAGGAGGGTCCTAGTGGCCATCCAACCATCCGCTTGGCAGCGATGCAGAGACGTACGCGTCTCTCCCGCATTGCCGCGTTCGCTCGGGGGCGCTGGCCTTCCTTCACGGAAGGGATCGGTCGCGAGGATTGACATTCCTCTGCGGCAGCGCCTTGCCCTTGGTAAGTTCCTGTATGGAGCTGGCCAGGACACGGTGCCACTCGGCCCACCTTCTTGGGTGGAGGCCGGCGATCCCTCTTCTTGGGAGGCGCGTCAGCGCGCTGAGCTGCGACTGGCGTCGGCCTTGTCGTTTGGGGTCCTTGCATACAGCAAGGAGCCATTCGACAGACCTTCGAGAAACCAGCGCCTGGTTGTCGACCAATTGGCCGACCAGGTCGCCTGGTATTCTAGGTCACGCGTGTTCTCGGACAACGCGTTTCCTCCAGTCGCGACGGAGATAGTATCTATCTCAAAATACAGCCGTTTGATCAACGGTTGGATTTCGAGAAAGATAAGGGGGGGGGTTCCTCGGGCTCTGGCATTGACAAATCGGAAGAACAGCCGATTTTCATTGCTAGGCAGAGCCCGCCTTAACCGGGACCGGTGGAGTGTCCTAGCTGACGATCAATTTCCGATACATGTATCGGAAATCGTCAGCTGGACCTTACCGGTTGTCGAAGTACCACCTAGGTACTCCCGGAAAAGGCCCCAGGAGGTCAATGTGTCGTCATAAGACACACACTGGCGAACCTCCGGGTTCCCAGCAGCGGGGGGCCCCG